ACCGTGGAATATACGGAGTTGGATCTGGAAGTTCATATGCACTTGGTGCATTAGCCAGAGCCACACTATCCCCAACGAACACAAGAACAGCAGCTAACGAAGCTCGTAAGGCAATAGAGATTTCCATTTCGTTTGATATAAACAGCGGTGGGAAAGTCAAGGTCATAACTCAAAGGGAGAAGCAAATGCCAAAGGTCGGAAAGAAAGAATTCCCATACTCAGCAAAGGGTATGAAAGATGCCAAGATGGAAGCGAAGAAGTCTGGCAAGCCAATGATGAAGGCTGTTAAGAAGTCTTCTAAGAAGAAGGGCAAATAATGTCAGCCAAGGGTGAGAAGTATAAGTCAGCCTCCATGAAGAAGAAGCATGAAAAAATGGAAGGCAAGAAAGAACGCATGATGGAATACGGATCAAAGAAAAAAGTCATGCCTAAGAAAATGGGTAAGAAGAAGTAAATGGCCGAAAAGAAAGATTCCCGGCTAAAAAAAGCCGGAGTATCTGGCTTCAATAAACCAAAGAAAACTCCATCACACCCAACGAAATCTCATGTTGTGGTTGCAAAGGTTGGAGACAAGGTGAAGACAATTCGCTTTGGGCAACAGGGTGTATCTGGTGATAAGAAGCCAACAGCAAGGCAAGCATCATTCAAAGCTCGTCATGCTAAGAACATTGCTAAAGGCAAAATGTCAGCAGCCTATTGGGCAGACAAGGTGAAGTGGTGAAAAAGAAAACAGCATTCTGGGATAAAAAAAATCCCAATAAAAAATCTACTCCATTGACTTCGGCACAGAAAGCAAAGGCTAAGGCTTCTGCTAAGAAGGCTGGAAGACCATATCCAAATTTAGTAGATAACGCAGCAGCAAAGAGAAAGGCTAAGTAATGGCAACTGGTACCAACGGAAGCACACTCCATGCAGAACTTAATCGCCTCGCTAATGGTGGCACCTATCCTGCTATTCAGTCATATGTAGGTGCAGCTAAGGCTGCAAACACTTGGGCTGGAACTACAGGGTTAAGCGTTGTTGGTGCCTTAAATGTCAAGGCTGGTAACACTCGGCCTAATTACAAAGACCTTCGTGGTGTCTGCAATCAACTTGGTGGAACTACTGATAAGGCTGCTGCCGCAGCCCTGAGAGCGGTGAGTGAATGACAACAACATTTAGTGGACTTATAGAACGAGTCCTTGGGCAGATCCAGAGTTATGGGGCCCAACAGGAAACCGCTACTTGGATTAACCAATCCGGTGGAATCGCATCAACCACAGCCACAGACTTCGTAGTCAATGAGACTGCCCAGATGGGTCGTGGCATCATCGAGGTTGGCTCTGAACTGATGTATGTGGATCGGACAGACAACCTAACTAAACAGGTTTACCTTGCCCCTTGGGGTAGGGGTTTTAGAGGCACCACAGCCTCTACGGCGGCCAATCAGACCAAGGTGGTAATTGCACCTCAATACCCACGATTCATGGTCAAGCAGGCTATTAACGACACAATTCAGGCTGTCTACCCAGAACTCTTTGGGGTAGGCACACACACCTTTAGCTTTAACTCAGCCGTTACTGCCTACTCACTTCCGGCTACTGCCGACTATGTCCTTAATGTCAAGTGGCAGACTATTGGCTCAACCAAGGAATGGCTCAATGTCCGTAGGTATGACACAGACAAGACTGCCAACACAACAGTATTTGCCAATGGCAAGACCATCAATATCTTTGACATGATTGATCCGGGCAGAACTGTTCAGGTTATCTATGCCAAGGCTCCATCAGTTCTCTCTGCTGAGAATGACATCTACGAAACAGTAACTGGTCTGCCATCTTCTACTATCGATGTAATTGTTTATGGAGCTATTGCTCGACTTATCGTTGGTTCAGATGCTGCACGAATCCCAAGCCAGACAGTAGAAGCAGACATGATGGATCAATCCAAGCCAATCGGTGGCGGAACTTCCGTTGCACGATTCTACCTTGGTCTATACCAGCAACGACTACAGCAAGAAGCTGCTGGCCTTCGAGATCTTTATCCACCCCGACTCCACTATACGAGGTAACCAATGGCCCAGAAAAGATACTACGCCTCAACAGCAAAACAGGCATCGCTATCAACAGGTATCGATAGTACTGTTCAATCACTCACGCTTGACCTAGTAACAGGTTTTCCAAGCAACTACCCTTACACCTTGGTTATTGATCCAGATACCAACAAAGAAGAACTCATTAGTGTTACTTCATCCGGTGGTGGAACTACTCTTAATGTAACTCGTGGTGCAGATTCCACAGCAAATGTGGCTCACTCCGCAGGAGCTACGGTTCGCCATGTTGTTTCTGGTCAGGACTTTAACGAGTTCTCAGCTCACATTGGATCTGCTGCTGTTCCAACAACAGCAGGTGTCCACGGAGTAACCGGTAATGTGGTCGGCGATACAGATGCACAGACTCTTACAAACAAGATTATTTCTGGTGCAGTAATTTCCAACGGTGGCATTCAGTTCGAAGGCACAACTGCCGATGCTTTTGAGACTACTCTTACAGTAGTTGATCCAACATCAGATAGAACAATTACCCTTCCTAATGCTACAGGAACAGTAACCCTTGATGGGGTTGCATCTACTCTTACATCTAAGACAATCACAAGCGGAACTTTAGGTTCTGATCTTGCTGCTGGAACCTACAAGATTACAGGTCTTGGAACTCCATCTGCTAATACAGATGCAGCAACTAAGGCTTATGTAGATTCTCAAGTTTCAAGTCTTGTTGATGCAGCACCTGGTGCTTTAGATACCCTTAATGAATTAGCTGCTGCTATTAACGATGATGCCAACTTCTCAACAACAGTAACCAACTCTATTGCTACTAAGGTATCAAAAGCTGGTGACTCTATGACTGGTGCATTATCAATGGGTAACAGCAAGATTACAGATCTTGCTACACCTACTGCATCTACAGATGCAACCAATAAGTCTTACATCGATACACTATTTGGATCGACTACATCAGCCGCTGCTAGTGCAACTGCTGCTGCAACTTCAGCAACAAGTGCTTCGACTTCAGCAACCTCGGCTGCAACTTCTGCATCCTCTGCCTTGACATCTGCTACTTCAGCAGCAACAAGTGCCTCATCTGCTGCTACCTCAGCAAGTTCAGCAGCATCAACTTATTCATCTTTGATTGATGTTACAGGTGCAGGTCTTGTCCGTGATATGGGTGACATAACAACATCTGATACAACATCAACTACCTATATCAATATCTCTACTGTTGCTGCATCAGCAGCAAACTCTGCTTCAGCAGCATCTACATCAGCTTCATCGGCATCTACTTCTGCTACTTCGGCTGCAACCTCAGCATCTAGTGCAAGCACATCGGCATCTTCTGCTTTGACATCTGCCACTTCGGCAACTACAAGTGCAACCTCTGCCGCTACTTCAGCATCTTCGGCTGCTACAAGTGCAACAGCAGCAGCAACAAGTGCTTCTAGTGCTTCAACTTCTGCAAGCTCTGCTCTTACATCTCAGACTTCTGCGACAACAAGTGCAACTTCAGCAGCAACTTCTGCCACAAGTGCAGCAACATCGGCAACTTCAGCAGCCACATCAGCTACTGCCGCCGCCACTTCAGCAACAAGTGCATCAACAAGTGCATCATCTGCACTTACATCACAAACAGCGGCAGCCACTTCGGCTACATCCGCAGCTACATCCGCATCTTCTGCGGCCACTTCAGCCACCTCAGCGGCTAATAGTGCAACCGCAGCAGCAAGCTACATCCCAGCAATCTCTGCCGGGGTTAGTGGTTACTTCTTAACAAACAACGGAACCTCAGCTTCTTGGGCTTCCTTAGCAGATTGGGGAACAATCTAATGCCATTCGCATTTCAACGCCGTAGAGGTACTACATCGCAGCACTCATCTTTCACCGGTTTGAATGCTGAATTGACAGTAGACACCGATAAGAAAACAGTAGTAGTTCACGATGGATCTACAGCAGGTGGATTCCCACTAGCTCGTGCAGCCGGTGGAACTCTTGCTGATACAACTATCAAAGGTATTGAAGAAGATATAAACATTGTGGCATCTGCCGCAACTGGAACTATCAACTTTGAATTTGGTACAGCATCGATCTGGTACTACACATCCAATGCAACAGCCAACCACACACTTAACTTTAGATACAGCAGTTCCGTGTCTCTTAACACAGCTTTGCCGGTAGGCGATACACTCACCCTTGTGTGGCTAAATACCAACGGTGCAACCGCTTACTATCCGAATACAATTCAGATTGATGGAACAACAATTACAGGTGTTAAGTGGCAGGGTGGAACAGCAGTAGCTGCTGGTAACGCATCATCTATTGATGCCTATGTATTCACAATCATTAAGACAGCATCTGCAACATTTACTGTATTAGCATCGCAAACTAAGTTTGCTTAATAGGGGGTAATCATGCCGTTGCTTACAACACAATCTGCTAAAGGGTATGGGTTTAGCAACTTAGTTGCAGCTCCTGCTGCGGCAGGTGACTATATATCTTTAGCATCTACCGTACTTGGATCTAATACAAACACATACACATTTAACAGCATCCCTACTGGATACAAGCACCTTGAGCTTCGTATGAGTTTCTTTGAAACGGCAGATGGAGATGTTCGTTTTACATACAACGGAGATGAGACATCATCAAATTACACAGTACATGAAATAAAAGGTAATGGCACTAGTGCAACACCTAATAACTCCAATAACCTTGTATCCAATGAACAGATGTATAACTATCCAGCCCCATCTGAAACATATCCAGTTAGTGCAGTAGTTCTATTTGCAGATTACCTAAGCACATCTAAAAATAAAGTGCAAAGAGTTTTCATGGGTATTGACACGGCAGGAAACGGACAAAGAGTTGGATATGAAAGCCAGATGTGGAAAAACACTTCCGCAATAACAAGCATTAAAATATTTGCAAATGGCTCGGCTAAAGTTTTTCTTGCCGGAAGCATGTTCTCTTTATATGGGGTGAAATAATATGGCTATAGCAGCAACATACGAACCAGTAGCAACATATACAATTCCAAGTAATAGCACAGCAAGTTATACATTTAACTCTATACCACAGACCTATACTGATCTTGTCGTTGTTGTCAATGGAAGATCAGGTAGTTCTGGACAGAATATGCAATACCAATTTAATGGAAATTCTAGTGCAATTTATTCACTAACATTTGTTAGATGGAATGGAACTTCCATAGACACAACAAAGGTAGCTAGTCAAACAAAACCACAGGCTGAATCATTTACAACTATTGCTACTGCTACAGATACTTACTCTCAATATAAAATGCATATTATGAACTATACAAATAGTTCGTATTATAAAGCAATGCTTGTTGAGGCAGGTCAAGGCGGTTTTGGTGCTGACATTACGGCACATCTAATGCAATCAACTTCCCCAGTAACAAGCCTAACTCTATACGGTGGATCTGGTGGTTGGTCGGCAGGAACAACAATGACAATCTATGGAATACTTAGAGCATAAGGAGATACAATGCCAAGCCCAACCCACAGTTTAATTGCATCTCAAACTCTTGCATCAGCATCTGCTACTGTAACCTTTTCTGCAATATCACAAAGTTACACAGATCTTAAGTTAATAATTTCAGCAAGAGCCTCTAATGCTGGAGGTTATGCCAACACAACAATCAACTTTAACGGTTCAGGTGGAACATACGCCAACAAATTGTTTTATGGAGTTGGAACTGGAAACTCAGCGACAGTAGGTACAGTTTTCCCAACTGCTGCTTTTATTGGTGACATTCCAGCTAGTGGTGTGTATGCAAACACATTTTCTAATCAAGAGATATATGTAACAAATTACAAAGATACAAATACTTACAAAGGTTATTACACAAGTTCTGCCCATGAAGATAATCAGGCTGCTGCTTTTCTAGAAGCAGATTCAGGTGTATGGCTAAGCACGGCAGCAATAACAAGCATGGTAATTTCATGTGGCAACTCTGGACAATTTGTAACAAATTCCATGTTTAGTTTGTACGGAATAAATAAATCATAACAAAGGAGAAATAATGTCAGAAACATTAACTACAACTGAAATGAATTGTGAAACTGGAGAAGTTACACAAAGACCATTAACCGCAGAAGAAATCACTTCATACAACGCAATGATTGCTGAGACTGAAGCTCGTAAGGCTGAAGCACAGGCAGCAGCAACAGCACTTGCTGCACTTAAAACATCTGCTAAAGCAAAGCTTGTAGCAGGTGAACCTCTTACTGAAGAAGAAGCAGCAACAATAGTTCTTTAAGGTTTGAAACAGGGGCAGTTTAGGGAGTGTCCTCGCCCAATGTCATAAGTAAGAACTCTCATAATTTTCTATAAGGAGATGGCGTGGTATTAAAGCAATCTAAAGCACCGGACATTTCAGAGTCCGTTATCCTCGACCTTACAGGTCGAAGCTCTCAATACTACGATCCAAACACTTATGCCTTTGATGTGGCTATTGGTGGTCTGCCATTCCTTTTGAATGTGAATGACACAACCCCATACCGTAGATCTACTGCTCGATGGAAGTATGAGCGTGTTGACCAAGCTCGTGAACCGGGTGAACAGACACTTGACTCAGGTCTTTGGGTTCGATCTCAGACATCCTTTCACCTTGGTGAAGGTGTCCAGTTTCAGGAAGCATTAGAAGGTAACGCAGAACAACTACGCTTCCGTTACTTTACCGGACAAGGCATTGACCCATGGACTCCGGGCCAAATCTCTTTACTTAAAGATACAACCAAAGTTTATCCAGCAGCAACTAACTCATCTGGAAGAGTAATCTCACTACCTGCCACTATTAACGGAACAGATTACCTATTGCATATTGATTGTGCAGCAGCAGGTGGTAGTGCAGTTAGAGTTGCTAGAGTCACAGCAGATGGCACAGCTACCTCACTTATCCTTGGATCTACTTTATCTACTGAAATTCTTGCAGCCGAAACAGATGGAACATCTCTTGTTATCGTTACTGCTACAAAAATATTTGACTATGATCTAACAGCAGCCAGTCCAAGCCTTCACGATCACTACACAATCAACACAGCCAATGCCACATCTGCTGCTATTAAGTATGTAAAGAATCGCTTTATGCTAGGCATTAGTTATGTAACTGGAACAACACCTATTGCTGCTGTGTATGAACTTTTATTTGCAAGCCATGGAACATCTACTAACCTTTCAACAGTAACTGCTGTTGCCAATACAACTACAGTTCCCATTGGTTGGACTTGGTCTAGCATCGCAGAAGGTCGTGGTGCAATCTACATAGCAGGTTATGCTGGTGACAAGTCTGCAATCTTTAAGATTGCTCCAGACTCAACTGGTGCCTTGGGTGCTGCCGTATCAGTAGCAGACATCCCTCGAGGCGAAACAGTTCGATCACTCTTTGGATACCTTGGAACTTACCTTGCTATCGGAACCTCTCGAGGTGTCCGTATTGCGGCCATTGCAGACGATGCGACTATCGTCTATGGCCCATTGATTTTCAATACAACTAACCCAATCCTTGGCTTTGCAGCTAGAGATTCTTACATCTATGCAGGTGTTAAGGCTGGTATTGGTGGTGCCTCTGGTATCTACCGCATTTACCTTGGACAACTACTCGATGATGGAACTTATCCTTATGCAACAGACATCGTTGCAACTGGAACTACCGGATCAGTAGATGCTTTGGGATTCTTCCCTACATCAGCACAATTATTCTTCTCTGTTCATTCAAGTGGAACATGGTTGCAACACGCAACTAATCTTGTTCCAGAAGGAACAGTCCAGACAGCAATCGTTAACTGGGGAACTCTAGAAAAGAAGTCATGGAAGCGTGTCCGTGTTGAGACCGGAACGCTCAATGGAAACATTGAAATCTATGCAGATGCCAATGAAGGTCGTACTCAGATCACAACCCTGACTACCGGCAATGCATACAATACAGACTTCGATCTATCTGCTGCTTACCCATCGACTCAAGTCAATGGCCAGTTAGCCTTTACCTTGTATCGCAATACATCTGATGCGACCAAGGGTGCAATCATGAAGGGCTATGCCATCAAGGCTATCCCTAGCCCTACTCGATCTCGTCTGATCCAGTTGCCATTGATGTGTTATGACTTTGAATCAGACCGCCGTAACACTCGTTACGGAACTTTAGGTGGAGCCAAGTTTCGCCTATCAGCTTTAGAGACTGTTGAATCAAACGGTGCAACAGTTCT